CCAGCGGCGAGACGTTCAACGCCATCGCGGAGAGGGGGCGCGCGGCATGAAGCGCATGCGTATTGTATGCAAGCATCGGATCATCTGCGGGGACAGCACCAGCGCGGACGTGGTCGGCAAGCTGCTGGGCGACGTGAAGCCGCACCTGATGGTCACCGACCCGCCCTACGGCGTGGAGTACGACGCGGCATGGCGCGAAAAGGCTGGCGTGAACGTCGCCGGTGCAGCAATCGGAAAGGTCTTGAACGACAGCAACGCGGACTGGCGTGATGCTTGGGCGCTATTCCCTGGCGATGTCGCCTACGTCTGGCACGCTGGGCTCTATGCCGGTGTGGTCGCAGACAGCCTCGACGCATGCGGGTTTGTCCTGCGGTCGCAGATCATCTGGGCTAAGTCGCGACTCGTGATTTCGCGCGGCGACTACCACTGGCAGCATGAGCCGTGCTGGTACGCGGTGCGCAAGGGCAAGGTCGGGCACTACGATGGCGGTCGGAAGCAGACCACGCTCTGGCAGATCGACACGCCGCTAAAGTCCGAGACTGGCCACTCGACCCAGAAGCCCGTCGAGTGCATGAAGCGGCCGATCGAGAACAACTCGAGCCCGGGCCAGGCGGTGTACGAGCCGTTCTCAGGATCCGGCACCACGATCATCGCCGGCGAGATGACCGGCCGCTCGGTCCACGCGATCGAGTTGAACCCGGCCTACGTCGACGTGGCGGTCAAGCGCTGGCAGGACTTCACCGGCGAGGCGGCCACCCTCGACGGCGACGGCCGCACCTTCGCGGAGATTGAGGCGGAGAGGGCCAATGTCCGAGCAGGCTGAACATCGGAGCGGGATGCCGCCGCACCAGCCGACCTCCGAGGGGCGCGAACTGGTGAAGCTGCACGCCATTGTCGGAACGCGGCAAGAGGTGATCGCAGGCCTGCTGGGGATCGATGAGAAGACCTTGCGCAAGTATTACCGCGAGGAACTGGATCATTCGAAGGCCCAGGCCAACGCTGTGATCGGAGGGGCCTTGTTTAACAAGGCCAAGGCTGGCGACACAGCGGCTCAAATCTTCTGGATGAAAACCCAAGCCGGGTGGAAAGAGACAACCGTCTCCGAGGTGGTTGGCGCCGGCGGCGGCCCGGTCATGCTGGACGCGACCAAGCTTTCGCCCGAGGTGATGCGGGAACTTCTGGCGGCATCGGAGGCGGCACGCGATGTCACTCCTGACGCTGACGAGGGCTGACCTCCAAGCCATCGAGCGGGAGTTGTGCAGCAGGTCGCTGGCAGACTTCGCAAAAAGGGCGTGGCGCGTTCTCGAGCCAGCCACCCCGCTCAAATGGGGCTGGGCGCTTGATGCGATCTGCCTGCACCTGGAGGCGGTGACCGACGGCAGGATCAACCGCCTGCTGATGAACGTGCCGCCCGGCATGATGAAGTCGATGCTGACCGGCGTGATCTGGCCCGCGTGGGAGTGGGGCCCGCGCGGCATGCCGGAGACGCGGTTCCTCGGCACGTCGCACAAGGAAGCGCTGGCCGTCCGCGACAGCATGAAATGCCGGCGCCTGATCCAGTCGGAGTGGTATCAGACGCTGTGGCCGACGCGGCTGACCAGCGACCAGAACGCGAAGACCAAGTTCGAGAACGACGCCACGGGGTTCCGCGAGGCTATGGCCTTCACCTCGATGACCGGGTCGCGAGGCGACAGGGTGATCCTGGACGACCCGCTCTCGGCCGATGACGCGAACTCGGACGCCGCGCTTGAGAAAGCCGACCTGTCGTTCACCGAGGCCCTGCCAAGCCGGGTGAACAACGAGACATCGGCCATCGTCGTGATCATGCAGCGGCTGCACCAGCGGGACACGTCGGGGATCATCCTCGACCGGAAGATGCCCTACGTGCACCTCTGCCTGCCGATGCGGTTCGAAGCCGATCGGCGCTGCGTGACGCCGATTTTCACCGACCCGCGAACCTACGACGGGGAATTGCTGTTCCCGGAGCGGTTCGGAGAGGCCCAGGTCGCCGATCTGGAAAAGACGCTGATGGCCTACGCTACAGCGGGCCAGTTGCAGCAGCGGCCTACGCCTCGCGGCGGTGGGATGATCAAGCGGCAGTGGCTGCCGATCGTCAAAGCCGTGCCGGCGGGGTGCCGCTGGGTCAGGGCTTGGGACTTGGCCGCAACCGCGACGGATCAGGCGGCGTGGACCGCCGGCGTCAAGATGGGCAAGACGCCCGACGGCCGGTACATCATCGCGGACGTTCGCCGGATTCAGGGCAGCGCGAACGACGTGGAGCAACTGCTAAGGTCGACGGCGTCACAGGACGGAACCGAAGTGCGCGGGTCGATCCCGCAGGATCCCGGTCAGGCCGGCAAGGCGCAGGTCCAGTACCTGATCAAGCAGCTTGCAGGTTTTGCCTACACGGCATCACCGGAAAGCGGAGACAAGGCGACCCGGGCCGAGCCATTGGCCGCCCAGGCCGAAGCAGGAAACGTGATGCTGCTCGAGGGCGAGTGGAATCAGGCCTTCATCGAGGAGGCCGAAACCTTCCCGCGAGGGAAGTTCAAGGACCAGGTGGACGCCGCAAGCCGGGCGTTCGCGGAACTGGTGAGCGGCTCTAACTACACCCTCGCCAACGTCTAGGAGGCGGAATGTCAAAGCCACGCTATCGCCTCAAGGCGGATGGCTCCGTTCTCCGCATGGGGGACAGCCTGCAGAACCTGACGGCCGGCCTCGGCACATCCCGAGACAAGGCCGCGCTCTCGGTCTACGTCGACACCTACATGTCCGATGCGGAACTGGTCGCGGCCTACCGCAGTTCATGGCTGGCGCGGAAGATCGTGGATATTCCGGCCTTTGACGCCTGCCGCAAGTGGCGCGCATGGCAGGCCGAGGCCGCGCAGATCACCCTGATCGAGGCGGAAGAGAACCGGCTCGACCTTCGGCGCAAGGTGCTGCAAGCGAAGATCGCGGCCCGGCTGTTCGGTGGTGCCGCGCTGCTGATCGGCACCGGCGAGCGCGATGTGACCCAGCCGCTTGACCCGGAGCGGATCAAGAAGGGCGGCATCCGGTACGTGACCTTCCTGCACAAGCGGCACCTCGCCCCTGGCGAGATCGACACAGACCCGGAGTCGCCGCAGTTCGATCAGCCGCGCAACTGGCAACTGGTCACGCCGACCAAGAACCAGCCGGTCATCCACCCGAGCCGGCTTGTCCGCTTCATCGGGACCGAGCAGCCTGACCGGGGCCTCTCGAACCAGAACCCGGGCTGGGGCGACCCCGTGCTGCAGGGCGTCCTCGATGCAGTGCGCAACATGGACGCGACAGCGGGCAACATCGCCTCGCTGGTGTTCGAGGCGAAGGTCGACACGATCGGCGTGCCCAACTTCATGATGAATGTGGGGAGCGCGGAGTACCGGCAGAAGATCATCGAGCGGTTCCAGCTTGCCGAGATGGGCAAGGGCATCAACGGCACCCTGATGCACGACACCGAGGAGACCTTGGGACAGAAGTCGGCAAGCTTTGCCTCGCTGCCTGACGTGTTGGACCGGTTCATGCAACTCGCGTCAGGCGCGGCCGATATTCCGATGACCCGCCTGCTCGGCCAGTCGCCGGCAGGGATGAACGCCACCGGCGACGGCGACATGCGGAACTACTATGACCGCATCGAGGCCATGCAGACGCTCGAGGTCGGCCCGGCGATGGATATCCTGGACGAGTGCCTGCTGCGCTCCGCGCTTGGCTCGCGGCCCGACGAGGTGCACTACACCTGGAATACGCTCTGGCAGATGACCGCCAAGGAGAAGGCGGAAATCGGCAAGATTCAGGCCGACATGGTCAAGGTGCTGCGCGACACGCAGTTGATCCCTGACGAGCCACTCGGTGAGGCGGCGGTTAACGCCATCACGGAGTCGGGCGCGATGCCGGGCCTCGAGGGGGCTGTGAACTCCTTCTACGAGGAGCATCCCGAAGGCGAGGATGGCGACGATGGGCTGGATCCTGACGGCACTGGCAATGGTTCGGAACCTGATCCTGATGCGGCAACAGAACCGGGCGCGGAGCCTCGGCCGAAGGCCTCCCCGGTAACGGACGCCGCGCCGCGGACGCTCTACATCAGCCGCAAGGTCACGAACGCCGCCGACCTGATGGCCTGGGCCAAGGAGCAGGGCTTTACCCAGACCCTGCCGGCCGAGGAGTTGCACGTCACGATCGCCTATAGCCGTGCCCCGGTCGACTGGATGAAACTCGGCGAGCCGTGGGAATCGGAGATTGAGGTTGCTGCCGGCGGCCCGCGGCTGATGGACCGCTTCGGTTCTGCGGGCGACGCCACTGTGCTGCTGTTCAACAAGTCCGCGCTGACTTGGCGCCACGAGGAAGTCACGCGGGCTGGCGGGTCGTGGGACCACGGCGAATATCAGCCGCACATCACTATCGCCTATGGCGAGGCGCCTGACCTGGCGTCGATCGAGCCTTACCGCGGCAAGATCGTCCTCGGGCCGGAGATCTTCGCTGAGGTGGACGAGAACTGGAAAGCAAAGGTGCTGAAATGACCGACCATCGCTTCACTGATACCGCAACCATGGACGCGACCCGGCTGACGACCGACGGCTACCTTGTCGCCGAGGCCTTCGTCGCCCGCACGGGGATCCAGCTTTACCGAGGCGCCGAGGTCGGCCTTGTCGATCGCGACGTGGTTCGCGTCTGGCGCCCGGAGGCCGAGGTCAAGGACGCCGCTTCGGTGCGGACATACACGCACGCTCCGATCACGCTGGGGCATCCCGACGTGATGGTCGACTCGACCAACTGGAAAGACCTGGCAAAGGGCGAGGTCTCCACTGAGGCTGAGTGGAAAGACGGCAAGCTTCGCCTGCCCCTGATCGTCAAGGATGCCGCCGCCATTGCCGCGATCGAGAGCGGCACGCGCGAACTCTCTGCGGGATACACCTGCGCGCTGGACTTTACCGACGGGATCACCCCCGAAGGCGAGGCCTATGACGCGGTGCAGCGGAATATCCGCATCAACCATCTGGCCATCGTCCCTCGCGGGCGGGCCGGTTCAGAATGCCGCATCGGTGATGCGGATGCATGGGGCGCGAGCCCTCTTTCAGACGCAGGAAAGGAGGTTCCAATGACCCTGCGGAAAATCATGGTGGACGGGCTTGAAGTGGAGGTGACGGACGCTTCCGCCGCCGCCATCGCCAAGCTGCAAAAGACCATCTCCGACATGTCGGCCGAGCAGAAGGCCAAGATGGAGGAGGAAGAGAAGAAGGCGGCCAAGAAGGACGCCGAACTGGCAGCCAAGGACGCCGAGATGGCGGCCAAGGATGCCCAGATTGCCGAACTCAAGGGCAAGGTGCTCGACGCCGCGGCTCTGGACAAACTCGTGGCCGATCGCGCCGCGCTGATTGCCCGCGCCAAGGCTCTCGATCCGAAGGTCGTCACCGATGGCAAGTCCGCGGCCGAGATCAAGAAGACTGTGGTCGAGGCGAAACTCGGCGACGCCGCCAAGGACAAGTCCGAGGCGTATCTGGACGCCGCCTTCGACCTGCTGGGCGATGGCGCGGCCGATCCGCTCAAGGACGCGCTGGGAAAGACCGTCACGCACATCGACGGCGACACCCGCGACGCCGCTCACCAGGCGATGCTCGACCGCACGGCGAACGCCTGGAAAAACACCGCAACGAAAGGGGTGAACTGATATGGGTTCCGTTCAGACTACCTACAGCGCCCAGCACGCCCGCTGGGTTGAGGGCATGGTCCTCAACATGGAGAATGCCGTCATCGTCTCGCGCGTCTGCGAGGACGCCGAAGGCCTCAACTTCGGCAAGGTCGGTGTGCAGGGCACGCTGGACAACCAGGTCGTTGACTCCGAAGTCA